ATGAAAGCGAGAAAAAAAGTTATTATGAAGAAAAAAAATTACACATTAGCGTCAGCTACAATAGTAGGATTAGCAATTGCAACTTCAGGGGGAGTAGCATTCGCAGATGAGACGCAAGGAAATACTTCGTCGTCAGCAACAACTACGCAGACACAGCCAACAGCACCAGCTTCTGCTTCTGCAACAGCATCAGAAAAAGATTTAGTATTAGTTCATACTAATGATGTTCACGGGCGTATCGTAGAAGAAAAAGGTCGTGACAAAACTACATCAGTTGTTGGGGATGCAAAATTAGCTACAGTAATTGAAAATGAGCGTGCTAAAAAAAATCAAACAACAGTAGTTTTAGATGCAGGGGATGCTTTCCAAGGTTTACCTATCTCTAACTCAACTAAAGGAGAAGCTCGTGCGGAAATTTTAAACAAAATGAATTACGATGCTATGGCTGTAGGGAACCATGAATTTGACTTTGGGTTAGATGAAGCTAAGAAGTATAAACAAATCTTAAAATTCCCACTGTTAAGCTCGAATACAGATGTGCAAGAGAGGGACGTTTTTATTTAAAAATAATATCAACGATATTAAATATATATCGTCTTTGAGTTTTCACTTTCGTTGCCGTTACGTTAACTTTTATAGTTTTAATTATAGTGTTTAAAAATTCTATTTTTTCTTCGATATCCATTACTGAATACAACTTTTCAAAATTAACCATAAGATCAGAAATGTTATTTTGCTTTTTCGAATTTTCAACTATTGTATTATATTCATTTTCTTCTTTCTTGATTAACTCAATTTGTTCGTTAACCTCATTTTGTAATCTCTCTAATTCTTCATCAGTTAGTAATTCATTCAACCACGCTTTTTGCAGTTTGAATTTTTTACTTTCAAGATTATCTAATATTTTTGAATAATCTTTCTTTTCAATTTCTTTTTGTTCAAATTTTACTTTAAAATCATACTTTAAATATTTTAAAAAAATCTTTTCAAAATTTCCTTCTGATATTGAAAAATTTTTACCTTGCAGCATGCAAAAATTACATTTGTAAAACAATATTTTTATACCGCTTTTTCTTTGCTTTCTAGAGTAGGTTAAACGTCGATGACAGCATGGACAAGAGATAAGACCACGGAATAACGCTGGTATTTTATTTCTGCCACTTTTAGAACTATGGCTTTTTCTTTCAGTCAACATATTGATTATTTGTTGTCTTTCATTGTCTGTTATATAGGGTTCGTGAGTGTTTTTAACCAGTACTCCCATTGTTTCCATGTGACCACAATACACAATACTTTTTACTAATCTACCTATAAAAGCCTGTTCCCACTTTTTTATACCATCAAACCCATTAGCTTCTAATAATTTAACCATCTCATTCAAACTTTTTCCCTCAAGCATTTTCTTGAATATAAATTCAACACAATCTTTAGTTCGTTCATCTTTGATTAGTTGACCGTCCTTTTTACGATAACCGAACGGTGCCATTGCTAAAAATTTACCGTTCTTAAGTGCTTGCTGCTTACCTGCCATCATTCTTTCCTTAATCGTTTCACGCTCCAATTGTGCAAATGTTGATAGCATACCTATAGTTGCCATTCCCATTGCTTGTGACGTGTCAAAGTTTTCAGATAAGCTAATTAAATTAACGTTATTCGGTTTGAACAAGTCTTCGATAAGATTCATGGTGTCTTTAATCGAACGTGACAATCTATCCAATTTATAGATTAATACTACATCTATCTTATCAATATCTTTCTTTAATTTATTTAATGCTGGACGGTCAGCTTTTGCACCACTTACTCCAGCGTCCACATACTCACCAACCACTTTATACTCATGCAATTGGCAATATGCTTTTAATTTATCTATTTGAAATTCTAGTGAGTTACCATTTTCAGCTTGCTCTTGAGTTGATACTCGGGCGTAAATTGCTACTCGTTGCATATTAATATCCTTTCTGGTATAATATACCTATATACTGTGATAACAAGCCCTTGATTAAGGGCTTGTTTTTATTTTACCTACGATTTTACCAATTATTTTAAAGTGCTTTTCTAAAGGTAAAGAAATAGTTATAACAGGGTATTCATCATTAATAGGTACTAATTTAATACTGTATTCATTATAGAATACCTTTCTTATATAGATATCTTTATCGCACTCTATTAAATAAATTTCCCCATATTTAAAATCATATCCAAAAGTTACCATCAATCTTTCATCAGTTCGATAAAGTGGCAACATTGAATTATCCATCATCGTTGCTACGATATCATAACTATCAGCTTGATAAGAAGCCTCTAGCAATATATCAGAGTACTGCAATAATGATTGACGTTGTTTATCTTCGAGTTTATCGTAGTTTGAAATGATATTACCAATAGTCGTATCATTTGGGTATTTTTTTTCAAGATACTTCACATCTAACGCTATTTTATCTGATTGATTAACCATATCAAAGTGCTTGTACAATTCTGATTTAGTTAATACTGCATCTTTTGGAGCGTCAAAACCATTTAACCATTGTTCAGAAACTTTTAAAGTTTTAGCTAATAGTCTTACTTTTTCTTTATTCGGCTCATTTCTACCGCTTATATAATGAGATAAGTTAACTTTATTTAATTTTATATTCATTTCTTTTTGGTAATACTCAGACTGCCGCAAGATATCGATAGGGCGTAAATTACGTTCACTCATTATTTGTTTTAACCTATCTCTAGTGGTTGCTACTTTCATATTAAAAAACCTCCTTTCATTGCTTGATATATATATTATATTATAATGAAGAAAAAAAGTAAACAAAAAAAGTTAAAAAATGTTAACAAAAACTATTGACTTTTTAAAAAGTTAACTGTATAATTAAATCACAAAGTTAAGAAATGTTAACTTTTAAATAAAGAACGGAGGTGAAATATATGGCACCACGCAATAAACATGCGAAGTTACAAAAACGTATCACTGATGTTTGTAAAGCTAATATAAACTTTGCTATCCTCATGGGAATGTCAAACGTTACTCTTGTTAAGAAGTTAAAAGATGACGGGATTTGGACTACCGAAGAGATCAATAAAGCTTGTAAGATTTTACAAATACCAATATCAGAAATACCATCATATTTTTTTTAAACCATTAGTTAACAAATGTTAACGAAAGAAAGGAGCAAAAGAATGGTAAAAGAAAAATTAAAAGAACTTATTAAAGAATACAAGCATATCGGAGATGAACTTTCACAACAAGAGTTAAAACATTACGATTTAGTAAACGAAGGTAAAACTCAAGAGGTGTTAACAGTTGGAAATAAGTCAGATGAACTAAATAAACAACTTGAAAATAAATTTGATGAAATCATGGAGTTTATCGAGGAGAACGTTTAATGAAAGTTACAGTTGCAACTAATGCTCCACTATCAGATGTAGCGTTGGGAAATTTAGAAAAATTTCTAAGTAAGTTTTTCACTAAGCATCCAGATAAATTAAAAGTAATTAGAGGTGAACAAAGTGGATAAAATGAGAAAACGAAAATTCAACACTTATTACTGGACATGTATTGTTGTAGCAGTATGTTTGCTAATAGTTAGCAATATTGAGTGGGAAAGGATTATATCTGGACTTATGGCTTCGATAGCTATTCCGTTTTATGGATTTGATGAAAGAGGAGCCTATGCTTTCCCAGATGGTGATGAGGATGATTTGGAAAGTGAGTAAGAAGAAACAAAACATAGCAATAGAAGATTTCAAAAAGATGGTATTTACAAGAATGGTACACCTAAAAATGAGTAATGAAGAACTTGTTAAATTAAGTGGTGTTACCAATTCAAAAGTGTACGCTTTGAAATATGGAAATAACAAAAGTATTAAACTAGATGAAATTATTAAAATTGCTAAGGCTTTGGATATAGATTTAAACAGATTGAAAGGAGACCAAAAAATGCGAGGTTTTGAATTAATTGAGGGAATGAACGGTGAATTACCAATCAAAGCCACAATTCATAGTGCAGGGGTTGATTTTATAGCTAGTGCTGATATTACAATTCCAGCTTTCAGATTTAAAGGTAGAGCAACATTAGTACCTACTGGAGTTAAAGCCTTTATGCAGCATGATGAATATTTACAAATATTCGCTAGAAGTAGCATACCAGTAAATTTAGGGTTAATCATGAGTAACGGCGTAGGAATTGTAGACGCTGATTATTATAACAACCCTAAGAATGAGGGACACATTATGATTGAGTTTACCAACCTAACCAACAAACATATCATGATTGAAAAAGGCACTAGAATTGCCCAGGGAATTTTTAACAAAGTATTACCAGTAACGCACGGTGTACGCCTTAAAAACGATACTAGAAATGGTGGGTTTGGAAGTACAAACTAATACTTTTAACAACAAGGAGAACAAACAATGCAAGTAACAATAGATAAAGATATTTTAGAACTTTTAGATTCTTTAAACGTTTCAGAGGATAAATTAGAATCTACAATTAACATTTTACTTATTGAGGGGATCGATTCAATAACTTCAAATGAAATATTTATAGAGAGTGAGAAAAAGAAAGACTTAATAAAACTTAAAGTTATGGAATTAAAACTGAAGTATATGCGTAAAACGATAGAAATATTGAACAATGATTATTAAACTACACCAACAATACGAAAAGAGGTGGAGCAAATAATGAGAGTAGCAGAAGTTAGAATCAAAGGTTTCTTTGGAGAAACAAGCCTTTCCAGTTATTACTTTTTCACAGATTACAATGACCTCTTAAAAGGTGATGCGGTGTTGGTAATTAGCAACGGACTACAGTTGGCTGTATTTGAACAATATGTAAAAACTGATTTTAAACCCGAAAAATTTATTGTTTCTAAAATATCCGAAAGAAGAATTCGAAACAAACTTTTATCTCTAAAAATGAAAAGAGGTGATTTTAATGTCTAAAGTAAAATTGCACCCACACCAAGAAAGGGCGATAAAAGCTGCTAAAGGAAGAAACAAAGTAGCTTATTACTTAGATATGGGTTAACGGATTAGGTAAAACATTCGTAGCTAGTGAGCAAGCTAAACTATACAAGAATGATGTAATACTGGTTATTTGCCAAAATTCCAAGGTTAGTGACTGGAGCGAACATTTTGAACAGTTTTACGAAAATAAAGTATTTGCTATTACTAACGTAAAAATATTACAAAACTATCTAAAATATACTGGTAAAAAAGTAGCAGTAATTAACTATGAGAAAACATATCGTGAGAATTACAAGGAACTTTTGAAACTAGAAAACTTTACACTAATAATCGATGAAAGTTCAGTATTAGGAAATAGTAAAACTAACATATCAAAAACAGTACAGAAATTAAAATTTAAAAATCTGATCTTATTATCTGGTACTCCAACTAGTGGTAAGTATGAGAAACTTTGGACACAACTTAATTTATTAGGTTGGGAAATCAAAGAAAATAAATTTTACGACCAATTCTTAAATAGAACTTTACTGAAAAGGTTCGGGAGAACATTTTATCAAATTAATAAAAATGAACCTTATAAAAACGTAGATAGGTTGAAACGTAAAATGAGGGAATACGGATGTGTATTCATGAAGACAGAAGAAGTTTTTGACCTACCAAAACAAAATTTTATTGAAATGAAAGTTAAAAACGATAAACATTATAAGGAATTTGAGAAACATGCTGTAGTTGAATTTAAAAGTAAGCTATTTGGAGAAGTTGAATATGTTGGAGATACTCAACTAAAAGAAAGGTTATTTTTAAGGCAACTGGCAAGCATACATAACGAGAATAAGAAAGAAAAATTAAAAGATATAATCAACTCAACTGAGGGAAGATTAATCATATTTTACAATTTCAATCATGAAAAAGAAGCGATTAAAAGTTGTATTCCAAAAGATAGACCAATTTCTTATGTTAACGGAGAATTGGTTGATAAAGAAAACTATAACAATGCTGATAATTCCATCACGCTTATGCAATATCAAGCAGGAGCAAAAGGACACAACATGCAAAAGGCAAATCACCTGATCTTTTATTCACCAACTGAAAAATGTGAGGACTACATGCAAAGCATTAAAAGGATTCACAGGATAGGACAGGAGAAACCTTGCTTCTATTACAAGTTAGTTGTTCAAAATTCGATTGAAGAAGATATTTATAAAGCATTAGAAAGAGGAGAAGATTATACCAATGAGCTATTCAATACAAGAATTTCAAGAACGTAACCTAGATTTATTTAACCAAGTAAGAGATATAGAGAATAAACGAAAATATTTAGATGAAATATCGAAAGCAGTTAAAGGTAAGCTATTAGATGCCATGCTAGAAGCTGAAATAAAATCAATCGACAATGATTTTATTAAAGTTATGGTAACAAACCCTAGTGAAAGTGTATCTATTGACTTAAAAGAATTTCAAAAGAAAGAACCAGTAGCGTATGCGGAACTATTAGAGGATTATCCAAAAGTTACAAGACGCTCTGAAAGTTTGAGAATCACACTAAAATGATTAACAGATTAAAAGAAGCAAGAAAAGCTAGAGGGTTAACACAAAATGAAGTTTGTAAACTGGTTTTTATAGACCAAAATTCATTATCACTATTTGAAAATAACCACCGTTTACCAAAGTTAGATATGGTTGAAAAACTAGCTAAATTATACAATGTTAACCCAGCATGGCTGGTTGGATGGAGTGATGAAAAATGATGAGTGAGAAAGCATTTGAAAACAAAATAAAGAAATTCTTAAAAGAAAAAGGTTGTTATTTCCTTAAATATAACCCTGAGTATTTTGGAATAAAAGGCACACCCGATTTATTAATTTGCTGCAATGGTTACTTTTTAGGTATTGAGGTAAAACGTGAAACGGGAAAGCCTAGCAAATTACAACTGAAGAAAATCGAAGAAATAAAAAACGCTGGAGGAATTGCCATGGTGCTTTATCCTAGTGGTTTTGAGAAATTTAAAAAATTAATAGAGGAGTTATGGAATGAATAAAGCAAAAGTACAGATCCAAAAAGGTTACGGAGATTATACAGATAAATTTTACATTTTTTACACTGATATTATAGGTTTAAGAGCTGGAGATATTGTAACAGTATTAACTAAATACGGTATCCAACTAGCAGTATTTATTGAATATGATACTTCAAACTATGAACCTAACAATTTCTTAATAGATAAAATTAGCGGTTCAGAAATTATACTTAGAAAAAAAGAACTGAAAGATAAGTTAATCAATTCTAAATTAAAAGAAATGAATGACTTTATAGCTAAAATTCATGCGCTATAGTTACTCAAGAGTATCATTATTTGAACAATGCAAGTATGCTTTTCAATTTAAGTATATTTTTGAAATAGATACGATACCTAACCTTGAAGCTAATAACCCGTTAATAATTGGTAGTGCGGTTCACGGTGGAATCGAGGGAAAGGACTTTGAAAAATTATATCTTGATAACTTCCCAAAAATAACTGATCTTCATGTTAATGAATTAATTAAAATGAACGTGCAAGTTGACCGTGTAATCAGAAAATTAAATGCCTTTAATTGTGAATACGAGGTTGAAATAGCAACAGATAACTTCTTAGGGTTTATCGATTTAGTTATCCACAATAAAGACGGTAGTGTGAGTATATTTGATTTTAAATACTCAAATAACGTTGAAAATTACTTAAATTCAAGGCAGTTGCATATTTATAAATACTACTATGAAAAAATCTTTAATAAACCAGTAAAAAGCTTAGGTTATATCTTTATACCAAAAACTTTTATTAAGCAAAAGAAAACAGAAGACTTGCACGGCTTCAGAAAAAGAATTGTAGCAAGTTTAGAACAACCATTTATTAAATATGTTGAATATGATGAAACAAAAGTAAATGAGTTTTTCAAAATTATTGAAAAAATAGAAAATACAGATTTTAAGGGGTTATTTCCAAAATGTAATAATCCACATTGTGAATATTGTAGAGGAGAAAATTATATGTTTAAATTACCAGAAAATAAAAAACGTGAAAAGGTTATTGACACAAAGCCAGACTTATGGATTTATGCTGATAGCTATGTTGGAAAATCAACTTTCGTAGATAAATTTGAGGACCTATTATTCATCAATACAGATGGAAATACTGACAATACAGAAAGCCCGTTTGTACTAATTAGAAATGAGAAGAAACAAGAGGGACGTTTAATTAAAACTAAATTCGGTTGGGAATCATTCCTGGAAGTAATCGACAGTTTAGAAACTCAAGAGAATACTTTTAAAACAATAGCTATTGACTTAGTAGAAGATTTAAGAGATTTATGTAGATTATACATTTTTGATAAGTACAATTGGGAACATGAATCTGATGGTGGATTTGGTAAAGGTTGGCAAATGGTAAGCAGTGAATTTAATACTGCTATGAAGCGATTAAAAAGCTTAGGTTATCAAATAGTTTATATCTCAAAAGAAAAACGTGAAGAAGTTAAACTTAGAAACGGAAATACTAGAACGATCTTTACGCCTAACATTGATGATAAAACAGCTAACGTATTAAGTGGTACTGTAGATTTAACAGTTAGAGCGTTTATTGATGAAGAGGGTAAACGTAAATTACAACTGAAGAAAGTAAATAATGCATTTGGTGGAGGTAGATTTAATTTTAAACGTGATTTAATCGACCTAGATATGAATGAGTTTAAAGAAGCGCTTATCGAAGCACAAGACGGGGTTAAAAGTAAAGAGGTTAAAGAAGTGAAAGAAACTACACCGCCAGACACTTCAATTCCAGATACTGTAGAAACTGAGGTAGTAGTGGAGGAGAAACCAAAACGAAGACGTAAGACTAAACCAGCTGAAGAAGAATTATTTGTAGTAACAGACGATGATGGAAATGAAGTAGTTAACCCGTTCACAGAAGAAGTAGAATTAGAAAAAACAGAAACTAAAACTAGAAGAAGACGCAGAGGAGAATAAGAACAATGGCAATCGATTTTAGCAAATATGACAGAGAAGTAGATTTAGAGGGATTAAAAGAGGACACTCAAAAGGCAATTGAAAACGGTGGAGAATTCGAAGAAGTCCCCCCAGGTACTTATGAGGTGGCAATATCAGAACTTGAACTTACTATGAGTAAGAGCGATAAACCGATGGTTAAAATTTGGTACACAATTTTAAGTGGAGATTATGAAAATAACAAAATTTTCCAATACCAACTAGTGGATAAAGGACAAAAACTGGCCATTATTAAGCCATTGCTTGAAAAGTTATCTGATGGAGAAATTGAAGTATCATTTGAATCATTCGCACAGTACGCAAACTTAATTGATGAAATTAAAGAATTTGCTGAAGAAAACTCACTAGAATATTCACTTGAATATGGTGAGAACAAAAAAGGTTTTAAAACTTATAAAATTTTAGAGGTATTCGAGGGTTAACCGCCCTCGACCTCCACGGAGGTAAACAATGATATTTTATTACATTAAAAACAGTGATCTTCACATTGCTGATTTTAATACTAAAAAGAATTTAATCATAGATAACAATGATGATTTAGATAAGTTTATCAAAAGAAATAAAAAGGAAATATGGATAACGTACGACCAAGCTGACCATTTAAAGAATGTAGTTACAGTTTATGATTGTAAAGATAAGTATTCAATACAGTATAAAATGAATAGTTACAACGTAAAGACGGAGCTTGAAGCAGTAGTTGAAACGTTCTTTGAAAATATCGATACTTACAAGTGTAAAATGGCGTTAATCAATGAATTTAAACTACCTAAATATTTAATAAACTCAAGCATTGCTAGTATTACTGCTTATGCAATAGGTGGCACACCTTGTTACAAAGATGAGTTTGATTTTATGAAATTAGATATATTATTCAAATACTCACACGTTAGAAACTTTTTTATGAATAATAATAACTATTCGCAAAAGTACAAAACTATGATAGCAGGTGTTGAACATACTTACGGTTACGGTGGTTGCCATGGTGCAAGGAAATCTTACTGCAGCAGTAAACCTGTTTTAGTAATCGATATTGAAGCCTTTTATCCTACGATGTTAAATAGGTTAGGTTATTTTAATATTAAGAAAATCTCACGTGCTAAATATATTCACGAACAGAACCTAAAATTAAAAGGTAAACCTGAAAGACTACCTTACAAACTAGCTGATAATAGTATCGTAGGTAACTTTAAGAATAAATTTAGTGATCTTTACAATCCTAGAGCAAGCAATACTATTTGTGTTAACGGACAACTATTAATCACATTATTGATTGAAATGTTAGAACCTCATATTAAACTAATTCAAACTAATACTGATGGAATTATTATTGAATATGACGACTTCGACACAATAGATCGAATTTGCGAAAAATTCGAAGATTTAACAAGGTATAATCTAACATTTACTTGTTACGATAAAATTTATCAGAAAGATGTTAACAATTATTTGCTTATAGGGGACGAAATAAAGGCCGTAGGGGAGCTTAAAGAGTGTTCGGAGGGCAATTATACCGAAAGTATAATAAAACGCTCTATGCGTGCTTATTTGACGTCTGGTGAGAAAATAGCAAAAACTATTAATAATTGTAAAGAAGAACGTGAATTTCAAATACTAGCAAAGCCAGATTATAGAGTTTTCGCAAATTGGTACGGTCGACCTATTAAGGGTGTATTTTCTTTTGATGTATCTAATCAATTTAAGTACTATGATGAAAATTGGTACATTTCAGAAGCGATTAGGAGGGTTAAAAAGTATGGAGTCACTTTATAGAGGATACGTCAAAACGAATGGTAAAAGCTCGCTTGATAAATTTAAAAACGGTGAAGAACTCCGAACACTTGAAGAAGTAAAGAAACTAAAATCATACGGTGGTGTACTTAGGGACGATGTAATTCTTATCGATGTAGACGATGAAGAAAGTTCTGAAAAACTAATGAACCTTGTTGAAGAAAAGCAACTTAATTGTAAAGTTTATCAAACTTCAAGAGGAAAGCATTTTGTTTTCAAAAACAAAGGTGTTACAAAAAATTATACTAACGTTAATTTAGCGATAGGAATTAAAGCTGATATTAAAGTAGGTTTAAACAATTCTTATCAAGTGCTTAAAAAAGATGGTGCTGAAAGGTTTGTTGAGTGGGACAGCGATACTTACGATTCATTACCTAAATATTTAAGACCTATTAAAAGTAGTTACGATTTTGGGAATTTGCATGAGGGAAGCGGAAGGAATAGCACGCTATTTAAGTATATCTTAACGCTTCAAAGTTATGATTTTGAGAAAGAAGAAGTTAGGGAAACAATAAGATTAATCAATGATTTTATACTAGATGAACCTTTATCAGAAAATGAAGTTGATGTGATCTTAAGAGACGATGCCTTTTCTGAAGAGATATTTTACAAAGAAGGAAAATTTAACTATCACAAGTTCTGTAAATTCTTAATTAGTAATCATAACATTAAGCGAATAAATGGTAATTTACATGTTTATAAGGACGGAATATATGAATATGGAAATATAGAGCTAGAACGTACTATTTCAAAGTATATGCCGAATTTCACAATTGGACAACGTAGAGAAGCGCTGGCAATGTTAGAACTATTAGTAGAACAAGAATATCAGTTACGTGATTATAACTATATAGCTTTTAAAAATGGCTTATATAACATTAAAACTGATGAATTTATTAGTTTTACACCCGATATTATTATCACTAATAAAATTAACTGGAATTACAACCCTAAAAGTTATGCGAGTTTAACTGATGAAATTTTAAACAACTTAGCTATTAATAACAAAGAAATCAGAATGTTAATTGAGGAAATGATTGGTTACACATTCTACAGGCGTAATGAGTTGAGGAAAGCTTTTATTTTAACAGGACAGAAGCAAAACGGGAAGAGTACATTTCTTAATATTTTAAAAGAATTATTAGGAAGTAAAAACACTTCAGTATTAGATATTAAACATTTAAATGATAGATTTTCAACAGCAATGATGGTTAACAAGTTAGCTAATATTGGTGATGATATCTCAAATAAAAAACTATATGATACTGAACAATTCAAGAAAATTGTATCTGGTGAAAAAATCACAGCTGAACAAAAAGGGCGTGATAAATTTGAATTCACTCCTTACTGTAAGTTGATTTATAGTGCAAATAACATTCCTAAATTAGGTGATGGAGATGACGCACCTGCGGTATTAAGTAGGTTGGTTATTGTGCCTTTTAAAGCTTACTTTGATAGTAGTAGTCCTGACTATAAGCCGTTTATTATTGATGATTTAATAACCGAGGAAAGTATGGAATATTTAATCAATCTGGGGCTTGCTGGACTTAAACGAGTTTTAAAGAACAGGAAATTTACTGAAAGTGAATATACTAACCGTGAATTTGAAGAATATAAAAACGAGATTGACCCTGTAAGCGAGTATTTAGAAACGTTGAATGCTGATTTAATCGTTAATGAAATGTCAGGTAAAATTTATTCGGAGTATATGGAATATTGCATGCGTGAGGGCTATGAAAATATACCTATTAATGCTTTCACTAGAAAAGTAAATAACTTTTTTAATCTGACAACAAAAAATAGACGTGTTGACGGTATGATTGTTAAAACTTATGTAAAAAAATAGGTGTTACGATATTGTTACGATGTTACGATATTGTTTTTAAATATAGTAACACCTTTAGAATATTGGTACAAGTGGTTTTTCAAGAGGTATGTTACGATGTTACGATATTTTCTCAAATCTTTATATAGTAGTAGTTATATATTATATATATAAATATTAAAGAAAATACTATATATATAATATATATAGTAACATGAAAATTATTATGAAAACTCATAAGAACAACTTTAAAGCGTGTTACGATATTTTTAACGGAGGAAGAAAAATGAACAAGCAACAAAGAGTAAGACGTGAAATGGAACGTCACAAGATGGCAAATTACATTGCAAAAGAAAGACAGGATGTGTTCATCCAGTCAATTTTAATACTAATGTACACATTGAGAAATGATTATAATTTTGGACAAAAGAGAGTTATGGATTTTATAAGCAAATTCCTTGATAATATGACAGATTTTAAATTAGGTAAATATTACACTAGAGAAATGCTTATTGAAACGTTAGAAACTGAATTAAGTTTAAATGTAGAACAATTTATTAAAAGTGAGGTGTTAAAGACTTATGAAAGGTTTCAAAAAGGAGTTTAATTTACCGTTGTTTTTAATAACGTTAGGAATGCTGCTAATAATGTTTACTGTTGGATTAGTGGTTGGAACATATATTGCTAGTGATAATATCGAAAAGTTGGCAAATGAAAATATTAGAAAACAACGTTTGATAGAACAACAAAAAGATAGGATAAGAGAGTTACAACTATTTAAGCAACAACAAGAGATTAAAGGGGGACAACCTTTTGAGATTTAGATTTATTGAAAAATTATTTTGTAAACATGAGTGGGTTTGGATACCTTATGAACATAATTTCTGTGATTATTATTACTGTAGAAAATGTAGCAAGGTTAAAAAGATATAGGAGGTTAACAATGAAATTAAAAATAGCTAATTTTAAAGATATAGATAACCTATTTATTGAATATAAAGGTTACACAATTTCTTTTTCTCTTAAACAATTAGAATACAACAATAACTTAGGAATTAGAATTGAAACTGAGCAAGAAAAGGAAAGGCTTATTGAAATTTTAGAGGTATTTCAAAAAAACTTAGAAAGGTTGGAGTTTTAAATGAGAAATTTGAAATATATAGCGAAGATTGAAGAAAGTAGTGATATTTTAGTAGATGAAATTAATACTTTTATTGACTCAATGTTGCTAGAAAGTGAATATATTATTGATGTTAGAATCGTTAAGATTGGTGAATATGAATATCCAGGTTATGAATATGATAGTAGGAATAAAGATTGCCAGTTAATGGCGTTATTGTATATTGGGGAGGATAAAAATGAATAAAAAATATAAAAAAAATAATTTGACAATAAAATTTAAAAGTGGCGAAGATTTAACAATGGCAATTAATGGTAATGACTTAAATGAAATATTCGCCTATTGTCACGGATTCCGTAACAGTAAGTTTGTTGATTTAGGGCGAGAAGTGATCAACGTAGATATGATTGAATATTTTGTTTATGACGAGGTAAAAGAAGATGAACTATAAAGAATTAGAAAACGCGATTAATTTATTAAATGAAACAAAAAAAATCGATATGATGATAGAAGATATTGTAGATTATAACTATGTTGAAATTGAAACTGAACACGATACAAGTTGTTTTGGAGAAAAACATCAACAAAAATTTATAAATGTTCTAAAAGAAATTAAAGAAGAAATAATTAAAGAATTAAATGAGCTAGGGGTTACGGAGGAATAAGTTATGAAACAACCTAAAGTATATATTAAGTATTTGAACAAAGTATTAGAAGTAGAATCAATTAATTTTGATACTAAAGTAGTTGTGGTTTACGATGAAAGTTGTAACATGTATAGATACATTGGTTTTGAAGATGTTGAATTCATGGAAAATACAGGATTAAAAGATAAAAACGGTGTAGAAATACATTTAGGAGATATTGTTGAGATATTAGAAAAGCATTTTGAAGTGAAATACAAATCTTTTAAAGGTTTTGTAATTGAAAGTGAAAAACATATTGATTGCATATATTTATCATTAGAAGCAAATAATGAATCAGCATGTGTAGTTGGTAACATTTACGAAAATAAGGAATTGTTGGAGGATTAATTAATGAACTATGAAGAATTAAAAGAAGCTAATGAATTAATAGATGAATTACATAAGATTAACTAGGTAATTAAAAAAATAGGAATAGAAAAATGTGTTCCTATGTATTGTTTCAATTATAAAGCTATACTTTTTGATGAGCAAATGGAGAAAGTATTAGATATTTTAAAAGGAATTAGAGATGGAATGGTTGAAGAATTAAATAAGTTAGGAGTGGTTGAGGATGATTAATGAAGAATTAAAACAACAGATTGAACAATTAGAACAACAAATTAAAGATTTAAAAGTAAAACTGGAAAAAGAGGTGGAGAAGAAGCCTTATGAAGTGGAAGTGCCAGAGGATGTAGACGATTGTTATACTACTGGTATATATGGTATTGTTGACCGTTTAGAAAATTTTAGTACACCTTATAAGGAAGGTTGTTATAAACGTGGTTTAATTTTCAAAACTAGAGAACAAGCTGAACAACACGACAAAGAACTTATATTACTGTTTAAATTACATAAATGGGCAGAGGAACATAATGGAGGATGGACGCCGAATTGGAGAGATTTTGATGAATATAAATATAGTGTATCGTGTGATTGTGATGAATATAAACTTTTTGTAAAAAGTTGTTGGTATGAAAATGCATTCTCTAAACTACCTTATTTTAAATCAGAAGAAATAGCAGAACAATTCATTGAAGAGTTCAGAGAAGAAATAATCGAGGTGCTTTGCTAATGGGGATTGAATTATGATATATGATTTAACAATTAAGTATAATAACGGTGAAGATTTAACCGTTGAAGCTAATGATGTTAATAACATTGATTATTTTTACTGGAGTGCAAAGGAGGAATAGCAATGCTGCCATCAATTGTAACGGGGTTATTTTGGAGTATATGTGCTATTGTTTTAATGATAGTGTTAGTTATGGCGATGCACATTTTAGCAACTTTATTAAAGGAGTTAACGAAAGATGAAGATTAAAAAACGTGTTGGAAATGATAAAAGAAGATATTTAGAGCGTATTTGGTGGTATGAAGATAGAATAGATAGTTTGCAACGTAGTTTGAAAGCTGAAGAACAACGTAAACAGGGTGTCAAGGCTATTGATTATCGTAAAGAACAAATCAAAGGCGGTAATAAGGATAGTTGGGAAGCTTTGATTGATAAGACTGATAGGTATAAACAAGATATTATTGACACGTGCCTTAAAGCAGTAGAACTTAAGAAAGAAGTGTTAGAGGTTGTTAATCAGGTGAAGAATCCAAAGTTACAACTTCTGTTAACTCTTAGATATATAGAACGCCTCAATTGGGATATTATCGAGGAGAAAATGGAACTACCACAAAATACTAGAAATAAATTACATGCACAAGCATTAAGTGCAATCAGAATACCTAATACTAGATAATATTTTATTATATTTTATAATATTTTATTATATTTTATAATATAATATTACCAAAGATAATAATTAATGTGCTATTATGATAGAGTGATATTTTTACAAAGTTCTCTTTTAAGTAAAAGTATTTTATCAGCAATTTAAAAAGTACCTGTTCGCAGGTGCTTTTTTATTTTATTAAGGAGGAAGATATGCAAATAGTAAATATTAACATTAATGATATAAAAGAATATGAATACAACGCTAAAATTCATACTGATGAGCAAATAGAACAAATAGTGACTTCTATTGAAAGATATGGAAATAATGACCCGATAGCGATTGATGAGAATAATGTGATTATTGAGGGTCACGGACGTTACCTTGCTCTTAAAAGGTTAGGTGTGGAAGAAGTACCAGTTATTAAATTAGAACATTTAACTGAGGAACAAAAGCGTGAATATATTTTAGTTCACAATAAACTTACTATGAATACTGGTTTTGACTTAGGAATCTTAGAACAAGAGTTAAATAAAATTGAATTTGATATGACTAATTTTGATTTTGAAAAGTTCGAACAAGTATTTGAAGAAGAAACAAGTGAATTAAATAAAGAAATTGAACTGTCAGAGCTTGAAGATAAAGTTATGTTAAAAGTTGAATTTGGTTATGATGAATATCAAATGGTTGTTGAGAAGTTACATGAAATTAACGAGGATAAAAGGTTGGCCTTGTTAGAGGTGCTCGATGTATAACTGGAGTTTTAAAGATTATCAAAAAAAGAACGGTTTAAAAGTTTTCGGTACCTTTATTTGTGGTGGTGGTTCTACTATGGGGTTTAAGCTTGCAGGTTTTGAACATTTAGGCGGTGTAGAAATAGACCCTAAAGTTGCTGAAGTCTACCAACTTAATCACAACCCTAAATATTTATACAACGAAGATATAAGAGCCTTTTTAGCTAGAGATGAATACCCAGAAGAACTATATAATCTTGATGTTTTAGAGGGAAGCCCACCTTGTTCAAGTTTTTCACTAGCGGGAAACCGTGAGAAAGACTGGGGCAAAAAGAAAGTATTTGCTGAGGGACAAGCTGAACAAAGATTAGATGATTTATTCTTTGACTGGATAAAACTTGTTGGTAAGTTGAAACCTAAAATTGCAATAGCTGAAAATGTTAAAGGAATGATAATCGGAAGTGGTAGAGCTTATTCAAAGAAAATCATTGAAGAACTAAATAAAATCGGTTATGATGTGCAATTATTCTTGTTAAATGCTTCAACTATGGGCGTACCTCAGAAAAGAGAGCGTGTATTTTTCATCTGTAGAAGAAAGGATCTGAACTTGCCTGAATTACAATTGAATTTTAATGAGAAACCTATAAAATTTAAAGAAGTTAGAGAAAAGGGTAAAGGTGAAGAAGTCAAAGGTGTAGCAGGTGAACTATTAGCGTATGCTAAAAAAGGTGAAACTAACCTAGAAAAAGCTTGTATTAGACTTAGAGGAAAAGGCTCATTCTTTAATACTGTTTTGTTTAGTGATGAAAATGTACCTAACACTATTTTAACTAGTGGATATCTACCAATCAAATTTGAAGATAAGTTATTTGCAACTGAGAATGAATTGAAATTAATTAGTTCATTTCCTCAAGATTATAAATTCAAGAATAAACCGCCTGTTTGGTTTATGGGAATGAGTGTTCCTCCTGTAATGATGTGTAAGATTGCTAGAGAACTTGCTAAATTGTTGGGAGGTGAATAATATCGCTAGAGGTAAGTACCAAGAGTGGTTAGAACAAGATAACTTATTAATGATTGAGGGTTGGGCACGTCAAGGACTTACTGATGAACAGATAGCTAAGAATATGGCAGTTGGACTTTCTACTTTGAAAGAGTGGAAAAAAAAGTATCCAGCTATTTCAGACTCCCTAAAAAGGGGAAAGGCTCCAGTAGATTTTGAAGTTGAGAATGCACTTTTAAAACGTGCAATTGGTTTTGAATACGAAGAAACAGAAACTATCATTGAAGAAATTGACGGGAAACAGAAGAAACGGGTTAAGAGAATCAAGAAAGTAGCACTTCCAGAAACTAGTGCTATTATTTTTTGGCTTAAAAATCGTAAACCTGAACAATGGCGTAAATTTAACCCTGTGGTAGAAGCTAAGATTAAAGCTGAAACTCAATCATTGTTAAAAGATAATGAGGTAGCACCTAGTGAAAATATTGTAATTGTGGATAGGTGGGAAGATGAATAAAGTATTTTATGTTCAAAAGAACGTCAACCCTCATTTTAAGTCAGTATGGTGTTCGAAAGTACCTTATAACGTGTTAAAAGGTGGTAGGAATAGTTTCAAGTCTTCGGTAGTAGCTTTAAAACTGGTTAATGATATGGCTAAAATGATAGCTAAAGGTGAGAAAGCTAATGTTGTAGTAATCAGGAAAGTAGCGAATACAATTCGTGATAGTGTCTTTAATAAGATTAATTGGGCCATTAATTTATATGGCTTAACTGATTCATTCAAAAGCACAGTATCACCGTTTAAAATTATTCACAAAGCTACAGGTTCAAGTTTTTACTTTTACGGTGCTGATGACTTTCAAAAGTTAAAATCGAATGATATTAACAATATCATAGCGGTTTGGTATGAAGAATCAGCGGAGTTTGACAGCAAAGAAGAATTTGACCAGACAAACATTACTTTCATGCGACAAAAACATAAATTAATACCGTTTGTACAGTTCTTTTGGAGTTATAATCCACCTAGAAACCCGTATGATTGGATTAACGAGTGGAGCGAAGAAATGAAAACAGTTGAGGGTTATTTGGTTCATGAATCAAATTATTTAAACGATGAATTAGGTTTTGTTACTGAACAAATGTTAGCTGATATTAACCGAATTAAAGAAAATGACTTTGATTATTATCGCTATATTTATTTAGGAGAGCCAGTTGGATTAGGTAATAACGTCTATAACATGGCTTGCTTTCATCTTTTAGATGAATTACCTAGTGATGATAAAATCATAGGAATATCTTATGCTCTAGATACAGGACACCAACAAAGCGCCACGGCTTGCGGTGCTTACGGTATCACTGCTAAAGGAAATGTAATCTTATTAGATACTTTTTATTATTCTCCAGCAGGTAGAAGTGTTAAAGCTGCACCCAGTGATTTAACGATTATGATTAATGGTTTCATTACTGGAGTACAGGAAAAATACAATGTACCTATTATTAGATTAACTATAGATAGTGCTGAGGGAGCGTTAAGAAATCAGTATTATAAAGATTTTGGTATTAGGTGGGTACCCGTGGCCAAAAAAAAGAATCAGACCATGATTGATATGGTAACAAGTTTACTTGCTCAAGGTAGGTTTTTTTATTTGAATAATGAAAATAACAAGATATTCATTGAAGAACATAAAATGTACAGATATGATGAAAAAACTATCAAGACACCAGAACCAAAAGTAATTAAAGAGGACGATCACACCGTCGACGAATTTAAGTATTTTATTTTAGACAACTCAAAACTATTAGGATTAAAAGTGTAGGAGTATAAAAATGAAAATTATACAAATTATTAAAGATTTTTTCAAAAGGAGCAAATATACAATGCAAGGAAGTTTAACAAGCATATTAGACCATCCGAAAATTGTTGTGTCTTCGGAAGAATACAACAGGATTCAGAACAATTTGAGATACTTTCAAAGTAAGTTTAACGATGTAACCTATCTAAATACAGACGGGGAGCAACGAACAAGAAAATTTAATCATTTACCATTAGCAAGAACAGCTTGTAAGAAGATAGCTAGTTTGGTTTATAATGAACAAGCTGAAATAACGGTGAATAATGAAACGATTAATCAATTTGTTAATGATGTTTTGCTAAATGATAGATTTAACAAAAACTTTGAAAGATATCTTGAAAGTTGTTTGGCTTTGGGTGGGATGGCAATGAGGCCATATTTTGATGGTAAAACAATTAAGGTAGCATTTATTCAAGCACCAGTATTTTTACCATTACAAAGCAACATGCAAGATGTAAGTAGTGCAGCAATCATTACTAAGACTGTTAAAAGTCAAGGTAAGACAAATATTTATTACACATTAGTTGAATTCCACGAATGGAACGATGAAGATTTAACAATTACAAATGAGCTTTACAAGTCAAACAATTCAAGCACAATTGGTAGTCAAGTGTTATTGAGTGAACTATATGAAGACCTAGAGGAAAGCATAGTGATTAAAGGACTGACTAGACCGTTATTTACTTACTTGAAAACTCCAGGAATGAACAATAAAGATATTAATAGTCCGTTGGGGTTATCGATATTTGACAATGCGAAAACAACAATTGATTTTATTAATAGAACTTATGATGAGTTTATGTGGGAAATTAAGATGGGACAACGTAGAGTTGCAGTTCCAGAGGGATTAACAACTATGACTGTTATGTCAGGTAGTGAATTTACAACTAGACGAAGATTTGAAACTGATCAAAATGTTTATGTTCAAATAGGTGGTGGACTTGACGAAAGTAAAATCGTTGATTTAACTACACCAATCAGAGCAGATGATTATATCAAAGCTATTAACAAAGGCTTAGCAATGTTTGAAATGCAAGTAGGTGTTAGCGGTGGAATGTTTAGTTTTGACGGAAAAACGATGAAGACAGCAACAGAAGTTGTTAGTGAGAACTCTGACACGTTCCAATTAAGAAATAGTATTGTGTCACTAGTAGAACATTCAATCAAAGAACTAGTAGTATCTATTTGTGAGTTAGGTAAGGCACATGGAATATATCAAGGTGAAATACCTAAGCTTGAAGATATATCAGTTAACCTTGATGATGGAGTATTCACAGATAGAAATGCAGAGCTTGATTATTGGGTTAAAGCCTTAGCAAGTGGAATTGTTAGTAAGCAATATGCCATTTCTAAAGTATTAGGGGTGACTGATGAAGAAGCTAGCAAGATGTTAAATGAAATCAATGAAGAAATGCAACCGAACCTAGATGAAACAGACGAGGTAATCTATGGAGCTAAAGAATAATGACGGTAATTATTGGATAAAATCAAAAGAAGTAGAAGGTTTATATCACGAACTAACAATGGATATTATGGTTAATATAATCAGACGATTAAAGAAACGTGGAACGGCTGATTTAATAGATAACCCTTATATATGGCAGTTAGAAAAATTAAACGATATGCATTTAATTACAGAAGAAAATGTAAAACTTATAGCTAAATATAGCGGAGTTGCTGAAGATGTTTTCCGTGATGTAATTGCTAATGAGGGTTACAAAGTTTATCAAGACAGCTATCAACAATTGGCACAGGCTTTGAAAACTAATGCACAACCTAATTATTTAGTTCAAGATAGTTTAGATTCACTAGCTAAGCAAACAATGTTTGAGGTTAATAATTTAATTAATACTACATTACCAAGATCACTACAAAATAATTATAAGCATACATTAGAAAAGGCAGTAGCTAGTGCAGTAAGTGGAACAAAAACTCACGAAAAAGCACTATCTGAAGCCGTTATGAGTATGTACCAACGGGGGTTCACAGCATTTAAAGATAGTGGAGGTAGGACGTGGACTGTTGAGCGATATGCACAAACAGTAATACGGACTACAACTTTCAGAGTATATAGAGAAATGAGAGAAAGGCCCGCTGATGATTTAGGAATCGACACTTATTATTACAGTGCTAAGTCTAGTGCAAGAGAATTGTGTGCACCATTGCAGCATCAAATAGTAACTAAAGGAGTTGCAAGGACTATAAAAGGTGAAAGGGTGTTGAGTTTACCAGATTATGGATATGGTAGCCCCGGTGGTTGCTTAGGAATCAACTGTGGACACTATCTGACACCTTTTGTAGTTGGTGTAAATTATAAACCCCAATTGCCAGAGTATTTAGAGAATCTAACCGAGGAACAAGCGAAACAAAACGCTCTCGATAAAGCAAGATTAAAAGCTTTTGACCGTGAAATAAAAATAAATAAAGATAAACAAAGATTAGCTAAAGAATTACAAGATAACGAACTACAAGCTAAATTAAAGTTAAGAGAAAATACTTTAAAGGCTGGTAGAAAGAACCTTATAGAAAAGAATCCAGTTGTTATCAGAAAATACTAATCTTTCGTCCTGAGTATGACGTTAAAAGGCTTATTTTTTTATGCCTTGCACGGTGTTAAAGTGCTAAAAATTCAGTCTACAGGACGTAAAACGAAAGGAGCTTAAATTATGAGCTTAAAACGAGATATGTTAATCGAAGCAGGAGTAGTTGATAAGGACGCAATCGATAAAATCATGCAAGCGTACGGTGCAGGTTTAGAGAAAGCAAAGCAACAAGTGAAGTTAGAACTAACTGCTGAGAATGACACATTAAAAGAACAACTTGAATCACAAAAAAATAAACTTGAAGAGTTAACTAAAAGTAATGATGTTAATTCAGAAGCTAAACAGGCTTTAGAGAAATTACAGGAAGAATACAACCAATTCAAGGTAGATAGTGATATCAAGTTGGCACAAATCAATAAAACAAATGCTATCGCATTAGCATTAAAAGATGTTAAAGCACACGATAGCGACGTTCTAATGAAACTTATCGATGTAGATAAGGTTGAGTTAGGAGAAGACGGGAAACCTAAACTTGATGAGGTGGTTAGTTCATTGAAAGAAAGTAAACCTTTCTTATTTGAACAGGAACAACAACCAACTACACCTCAGATTACAGTTGGAGGTAACCCTAACGGGAACGGAACAGCAGGGGTCGACCCGTTCCAAGCAGTAATAGACCAATATACGAAATAAAGAAAGGAATTTTAAAATATGACAACAAACAATAATAATTTACCAGTAAGAGTTTACACACCGCAATATACTAAAGTGTTATCTACAATTTTCGGTGTGCAAAAAGCATTTGCAGGAGCCTTAGCTCCAATTCAAACATTAGATGGAGTACAACACAACACTAAGGCTTTCATGGTTAAAACTAACAATACGCCAGTAGTAGTAGGAACTTACAATGCTGATTCAACAAAAGTATTCGGAGCAGGAACAGGAACAGGAAGCCGTTTTGGTGAATTAAAAGAAGTAATCTACACAGACACAGAAGTAAACTATGATTACTCACTAGCAATCCATGAGGGAATTGACCGTTACACAGTTAATAACGATTTAAACGCAGCAGTAGCAGACCGTTTAAGATTACACTCAGAAGCTCAAACTAGAGAGATTAACAAGAGAATCGGAAAATTCTTATCAACAAATGCAGGAGAAACAAAAGAACTTGCTAAACTTGATGAAGCTAGTATTCAGAAACTATTTAACCAAGTTAACGTTTATGTGGTTAATACTGAAATCAACGCACCGATTAAATGTTATGTAAGAGCTCAAGTTTATAATGCTATTATTGATATGGCTTCAACAAACAAATCAAAAGGTTCAAATATAAATTTAGATTCTAACGGTTTATTAAAATATAAAAACATTGAATTAGTTGTAGTGCCTGAACAATACTTTGAAAATAATGTTGTTGCAATCTTTTCTCCAGATGGAATTGTAATTCCATTCATCGGAATTGAAACTGCTAGAACTGTAGAAGCTGAAGATTTTGACGGTGTTAAACTTCAAGCTGCTGCTAAAGGTGGTACATTCGTTCTTGATGATAACAAGAAAGCAATTATTAAAGTTACAAGTGCTACACCGTTAGCATAATAGGAGGAAATAATAATGGTTAAATACTTAGTAAATGTAGATTTTACAGATAAAGATACTTATGAACAAGTGCCTAAAGGTACAGAACTAGATATCACAGTAAAACGTGCTGAAGAAATTTTAAAATCATTAGGTGAGGGAGCTTTAACTAATCTTGAAGAAGTAAAAGAAGAACCAAAAGAAGAAGTTAAAGAAGTAACTCCAGCACCTGCTCCAGCAGAAGAGAAAAAAGAAACTAAAGAGGTTGAGTAATTCAGCCTCTTTTTAGGAGGTTAAAAAAATGAGTTATTTAACTTTAGAAGAATACAAAGAATTAGGTTTTGCAGAGATTGAAGAATTTTCAGAATTAAAAATAAAGGCAGAAATGGCAGTAGATTTATACACTAGCTACTTCTATCAAAATAACAATTTAGAAGATGATTTCCCACCTAGAAAACATGCAGTAAAGCTTGCTATTGCTAATCAAATTCGCTACTTGAATGAAACTGGAATACTTACTGCTGAAGATAAACATTCGTTAGGTAGTTTGAGTATTGGAAGAACTACTGTTAATTATGGCAGTAGTGGAACTAGTCCAGCTAAAATTGAAGCTAGTAAATATAATCTAGCATTAGACACGATGAACTTACTAAAAAGCGTTGGGTTCGGTTATAGAGGTGTTTGCTATGATAGATAAGCGCCTTTTAACTGATACTGTAACTGTAAGTTTGGCAGGCGAGAAAGACAAATGGGGGAAGATTACATATAAAGAACCGTTTGAAATAAAATTTGTTCGGTTTGATAGAAGTTCTATAGATAAGACTACAAACACACAAAGCTTAACAAATATCACAAGGAACAAATCGGGAACCTTATTTATTTATCCTAAATTTAATAATGTTGTTGTTGTTGATGATAGTTGGTTACAAGCTAACATTAAAGATAAACACGGAGATTACAAAGTGATTAGTTTTGAAACGAATTACTTTGGAAATAAAGTGTTCTCTTATGAGTTAACGGTGATTTAGATGTCACTAAAAGTATCTTACGATTTATCGCCTATGGAGCGAAAGTTCGGTCCAGGGAACATTAAAAATACTAGAACAATGGTTGCTAATCAAATAGTGATTGACAGTGAAAACTATGTGCCAAGTGATGGTAAAGGAACTTTAAGAGCAACTGGTCACGCTGATGATGGTAGCGCCGTTTGGGGAACAGTATATGCTAGAGCACAGTTTTTCGGTACAAACGGAATTGTTAGATTCAGAAAATATACAACCCCTGGAACTGGTAGTAAGTGGACTGAAAAAGCTTCAAACAGCAACATGAGAAATTGGGAAGAAGTAGTTAAGAAAGGATTAGGAATAAGATGATTAATAACATTGATTTTCAAGATGTGCTTTGTGATTATATTAATTCTTTAAATTTGCCATTAGTAGCTAGATTAGATTATTTTATTGAATCAGATGATTTAGTAGTTAATTTAATTGCTGGTGGTAAGGTAGAGCGGTTATTTATGGACGGTACACAAGAAATTAGTTTACCTTTTGAAATTGCCATCAAGTGTATGGACAACCAAAAAGCTAACTCTATATTGTGGACTATCCACACCGCACTATCTGAATTTAATTTGCAATTACCTAGTGCAAACAATACTTATCGCTTCTTAGGACTAGAGGTTGGAAAGCCTGCAGTTAACGGACGTGATGAGCAAGATTATTTTATTTATACTTTACGTATAGTAGCAAAAATTGAAATTGAAGGAGATATATTAAATGGCTAGACAAAAGAACGCATTAAGAAAACATTTTGTAGCACCTTTTGATAAGGCGAACGCTACAACAGCACCAACAAAAGAACAGTACAAACTGTTAGCAAAATATATTAAAACAGTAAATGACGAAACAGATGAAGATACTGACGATGTAGCATGGTACGACGGAGACGGTACACCAGAAGAAACAGTAAAATCAGTAAAAGCTGGGTTCTCATTTGAGGGGAACTTCGATGTAGAAGATGAAGCACAAAAACTAATCGCTGACCTTAGATATAAAGTTGGTGATGATAGGAAAGTATGGTTCAAGGTGGTATCTTCAGACGGAAAAACAGCGTGGGAAGCAGTAGCAATTGTTTCTAAGATTAAAGCTGGAGATGGTGACGCTAGTGACTTTGAAAACTTTGAATGTACGATTAAGTGGGTATCATTGCCAAAACAAACAGCGGTAGCATAATTTAGGAGGATTTAAGCATGGTAGTAATTAAGAAATTTGAAAATGTAATTCCAGTTGATTTTGGAGAATTTGAATTAAAGTTTGTGACTAGTGATGAAAATGTTATTAAACTAGCAAACGTAGAAGAAAAAGCAGGTAAGGTTAAAGATATAATCGATGAACTAAAAGGAACAACTGAAGATATTAAATTAATCTATGATTTAGCTAAAGAATTGTGGATTGATTTATTCGATGAAGAAACTTTTGAGAAAGTTTATAACTTATATAACAAATCTTGTATGCCAACGTTACTAGCAGTATTTCAAACGTTACGTGGAATAACTCAAGAATTAGGTAACAGTTATTCTCCAGATAAGCTTATTAAGTATCTAAATATCGACCATGCTTAATTTAGCTTATAAATTAGAAGATGAATTAATTGTTGGTAGTGAAGTTTATAAGCTTAATCTTAGCTTTGATAATGTAATTAGGTTGTTTGATATGTTAAATTCTAGTGATCTTGAAGATTATCAGAAAGCACATTTTGCAATGATAATGCTAACGGGAAAATCATTTGAGAAATACTCGATTGAGGACGTAGTTTTATTTTTAGACGAAGTAATAAAAGAGCATATCAAGAATGAGGAATTTAATTCAGTAGAATATGATTTAGCTGGAAACCCTATGCCAGTTAAGGAAACAGAAGAAGAACAGGAGCAATTATATAGTTTGAAATATGATTCAGACTATATCTTTGCTTCTTTTTTGCAAGCATACAATATTGATTTAATAGAAATGCAAGGTAAATTGCATTGGAGAAAGTTTAATGCCTTATTAAATGGACTTCCAGAAAATACTAAATTTATGGAAGTTGTAAAGATTAGGTCTTACAAACCATCAAAACATGATAGCTCTGAATATAAGGAGCACATGCGAAAACTACAACGTCAATATGAACTTCCTATCAATGATTAGTTTAAAAGAAAGGAGGTTAATATATGGCAGAAGGAAAAGTTAAAATAGATGTTGACTTGAACGAAAAGGGTGCCACCTCTGGTATCGGACGGTTAAAAAGTGCCTTAAACGGACTTGAAAGTGCTGGAACTAAGGCAGGTTCAGTATTTAAAAGTGTGTTAGGTGCTAATTTAGTAAGTGCTGGGATAACGGCAGGTATTAGTGGTATTTCTAACGGAATACGAGGAATGGTAACTGAATTAAACAGTTCAGCGAAAGCCTGGAAAACTTTTGAAGGCAACATGTCAATGATTGGTAAGTCTAAGGAAGAAATCGCACAAGCTAAGGGCGTTATGCAAGATTATGCCACCAAGACTATTTACAGTGCTTCAGATATGGCACAAACCTATTCGCAGTTAGCAGCAGTAGGGATAAAAGAAACTGATAAACTTGTAACTGGTTTTGGTGGGTTAGCAGCAGCGGCAGAAAATCCAAAACAAGCCATGAAGACACTATCACAACAAGCTACACAGATGGCGGCGAAGCCAAAAGTAGCGTGGCAAGATTTTAAACTTATGCTTGAACAAACCCCAGCAGGTATGGCGGCAATTGCCAAGGAAATGGGGATGTCTTTAGAAGAACTTGTTAAAGGTGTTCAAGACGGTAAAATCAAAACTGAAGATTTTTTCAACGCTATTAAGAAAGTTGGTAACAATGCTGATTTCAGTAAAATGGCGACCGAGTTTAAAACTATAGACCAAGCAATCGATGGAGCGAAAGAAAGTTTAGCTAACAAACTTCAACCAGCGTTTGAGAAAGTGAATAAGTTCGGAATTAAAGCTATTTCAGGTATTGCAGACGCACTAGACAAAGTAGACTTTGGGAACTTTGCTGAAAAATTAGGTAGTTTCTTAGAAAGCATTGATATTGATGGAGTAGTTAATGGAATAGCTACTTCAATTAAAAATGTTGTAACAGTTGCTAAGGAACTGTGGAAAGGGTTGAATGATAGCGGAGCAATAAGCGCCGTTTTAAATGCTTTTAAAAACATTCAAAAGGCAGTAACTAACCTTGTTACAGCTTTGTCAAATAGTGGAGCAATTAGCACATTTGCACATGCTTTAGGTTTAATCGTTAACGTAGTAGCGAAAGTGGTTAGTGGTTTTGCTAAATTAATAGCTTCACTTCCACCTAGTGTGATTAGTGCCATTGCTTACTCATTGTTAGGTATCGTTGGTTCTCTTAAAGCCATCAAGTTGGCAACTAAAGGACTTGATTTAATTAAGGGGTTGAACCCGTTTAAGTTATTCAAGAAAAACGCTACTGAGTCACTAGATGAAGTAACGAAAAAAACTAAAGAAACTAAAAGTACTGTATCTCAAATAATAGAGAGTTTAGGAAAAGTACTAGAATCAGCAGGAAAAGGAATAAGTACTGCAGCTAAGGGAATTGGTGAGGGTATCAAAACAGCATTGAGCGGAGTTCCGTCCGTTCTTACTGCTTTAGGTACTGGAATTTCAACTGCTGCACAAGGTATAGGAACTGGATTATCCATCGCTTTTAGAGGTCTGGCAAGTGCCATTGCTCTAGTGCCACCACCAACGTGGCTTGCATTGGGTGGTGCCATTCTTTTGGTGTGTGCTGGTCTTGCACTTTTAGGAACTCAAGGTGATGGAGTTGCTAAGGTCTTTCAAGCCTTAGGAAGTGCCGTGTCACAAGTGATTATTGCATTAGGTACTGGATTATCAGCCGTTTTAGTTTCATTAGGTAGCGTTATTCAATCAGTTGGGACAGCAATTGAGAGTGTAGGTAATGGAATAAGATTAGTATTTGAGGGAATTGGATCTGTAATTCAATCTGTAGGTACTGCCATTAAGTCAGTGCTTGAGGGGTTAGGTTCAGCCTTTACTGGTTTTGGAAATGGAGTAAGATTGGCTCTTGAGGGAGTTGGAACTGTAATTACTTCAGTTGGTACTGCTATTCAATCAGCCTTACAAGGAGTAGCAAGCATTATTGATTCCGTTGGTAATGCTATTAAGTCAGCTCTTGAGGGTGTAGGTTCCGTGATTGAATCTGTAGGTAATTCAATAAAATCAGTATTAGAGGGTGTTGGAACAGCCTTTGAAAAATTCGGTAATGCAGTAAAAAATGTGTGTGACGGAGTTAAAGAAGTAATCGATTCAATCGGTGGCGCAATTAAGAATGTACTTGATGGAGTAGCGAACGTTATTAAAAGTATTGGTGAATCAGCTGAAAAAGCAGGTAACGGGTTTAGGTTATTTGCCGAGGGAGTGAAGACACTTGTTGATTTAAGTTTAGGTGATTTAGTTGCTACATTAACAGCAACGGCAACTGGAGTAGGTGCAATAACAGCTCACGCTGGAGAAATGACAACGGCTGGAGCTGGTATGCAAACAATGGCTAGTGGTTTATCAATGTTAGGACAAGCGGCAACTGCCGTTCAAGGAGCATTTACTGCCTTACCAACATTAATCACAAGCTTAACTACTTCATTAAATGCTTTACCACCTATCTTAATTACAACTTCAACAGCCGTTCAATTATTTAGTACTAACATTACTACTTCATTAGCTGGACTTATGACTGCTAGTGGTTCAATTAGTGCTTTCAATAGTCAGATTACAAGCATTGGAACAGCGGTAAGTTCTGTAACTGTATCAATTGGTGCATTTGGTATTGTGCTTTCAAGCTTAGCAGTAAGTTTTGGAACAACTTCAGCTTCAATCGGTGCATTAACTGGTGTAGTTAGTGGTTTAACCAGCGCATTATCTCAAGTGGGAAGTACATCAACTAGCGTAGCAGGTCAGATTAATCAGATGGGTACTTCGATTTCATCAGTTGGAGCAACAGTATCTGGTATGGTCGCAAGCATAAGTGGAGCAATGAACAGTTTAGCTGGAGCCATTTCTTCAGCTATGAATAGTGCCTTAGGGTCTATTCAAAGTACATGTCAACAATTTGTATCTACACTTCAACAAACAGCCTCTCAAATGGCACAAGAAGGACGTAGAGCAGGTGAAGAAGCAGGAAAAAATATCGCTGAGGGGTTAAGAAGTAACGAAGGCAACGTCCGTTCAGCGATGGAAAGTATCAAGAATATTGTTCAAAGCGTGGGTCAAAGTATTGTGCCAGTTGCTTATAACGTGGGAGCACAAGTAAGTAACGGTGTTGCTGAAGGTATGTATTCAGCCTTAGGTGCGGTGACTGCTGCAGCAAATGCAATAGTCGACGAGGTTGATAGGGCGTTGAGAGCTAAGGCTCAAATTCACTCACCATCAAGGCTTACACAAAAAAGAACAGGTCGCCACTTAACAAGTGGGGTTGCTACTGGTATGGTTAAAAATATGCCAGCGTTAGATAAAGCTTTCGACGTTTATCAACGTGCAATTGATAAGTTCAAACCTAACTTTGTGCCTGAAAACATGTTAAGTTTTAAAGGTGTTCCATCATTTGCAACAGCTGGAGGAAGTAGTAACAACGTTACTAACAACAAAACAAGCAACTTTGGAGCATTGCTTCACATAGAGAATTTAAGTACAAATTCTGAAGAAGATGTTCGTAAACTTTACGAGCAAATAAAATTCTTAATTAAGGAGGAGAAAGACAGATTATGATAACTAAATATATCACTTACAATCAACTGAATACTAAGGAGTTGGGATTAAGATTAGTAGATGAAATAGAGTTTGAATCTTCTTCTCACTCTATGGAATTAGTAGAAATAGACGGTGTGAACGGTGCTAAGATTAAAGATAATAAACGACTGACTGTAATTGAAAGAGCATTTCCATTTAAAATCTACGATGAGAAAGTAGATGTTCAAAGCATAATTAATAAATTAAACGATCGTATTATAAATTTAAAGCCTGGATGGTATGATTTTGGTTGCAGTTGGGATAGTGAGTATCTTTATAAAGCATACTTTTATGAAACATTTAAAATTGAAGGAACATTAACTAGTAAGAAAAAATGTATCTTAAATTTTAAATTACACCCTATTAAATACTTGAAAACAGGACTTAGTAAGATAACAGTTTCTAATGGTCAAATTCTAAGAAACCCAGAACGAAGAGAAGCTAATCCACTAATTAAATTAAGAGGAACTGGAGATATTAACTTAAATATTAATTCTCAAATATTTAGGTTAAAAGGGGTTAGTGGACACATTATAATTGACTGTGAAACACAGTCCGCTCATTGGGACAACAAAGAACCGCAGTACGATAAAGTGTTCACATATCCATTTCCACACCTTGAAATAGGTGATAACAGGATTTCATGGGACAACAACTCATTTGTTGTTGAAATAACCCCAAGATGGGAGGCACTAGTTTAATGGCTTATCCTATACTATATAAAGCAAATGAAACTAACTTTGAACATTTGGGAGTGTCAGTTTTATCTGACGCTTCTAAATGCTACGTTTCAAGAGAAAGAAACGGGATATATATTCTTGAATTTGATTATCCAGTCAATGGTAAAGACGTTGATAAAATCAAAGAAGGGATGATAGTCAAAGCAGACGCAGGTTACAGAACTAAAAATCAACGTTTTATAGTTTCAAAGATTACTAAAACACAAAATGATTTTAAAATATACTGCCAACACGTATCACAAGTTAAAACTACAATGAATGCTATCAGACCAGATATAACATTAACGAGTGCTAGTGCAGTAGGTGCTTTAACAGTCTGGCGAGATAACTTGTTAGATAGTCGTGAGGAGTTCTTCGTGCAATCTGATATTAGCACGTTAAATTCAACAACATGGAAAGTTGAAAATATTGAGAACGCCCGTGACGCTTTAGGAGGTAAAGCAGGTTCAATTCTTGATGTTTGGGGCGGTGAGTATGAGTTTAATAACTTAAATATCACGCTTCATAAAAGTATGGGAATTGATAACCCAACCATAATTGCTTATGGTAAAAACTTGTTAGACTTAGAACAAGAACAATCCATACTTGAAACTTACACTTCGGTCTTTCCTTTTAAAAAATATACTGATGATAATAACAGGGAGCAATTAATAACATTGCCAGAAATACTACTTGATAGCACACACTTAAATAAATTCACACATAGAAGAATTTTAAAAATTGATTTTTCAAGTGATGAAAACTTAAAAACGGTGGAGCAGTTAAGAAGTAAAGCTAAAAGTTACATTAAAAGTAATAATGTAGGTGTACCGAAAACTAACTTAAAGATCAACTACCAAGACTTATCAAAAGTTGAGGGAATATTTGATAACCCAGCACTTGAACAGATAGATTTATGCGACAGATTAAAGGTTTATTACAACGAGCTAGGGATATTAAATGAAAATGCGAAAGTCGTTAAGGTAATTTGGGATGTTATCCTTGAAGAAAATCACGAAATAGAAGTAGGGGATAGTAGAAGTAGTTTCACAGATAGTACTTCAGCTAAATTAGAATCACTACAAGCACAAAATGATTCAGTAATTGCTAGAATAAATGCCCTAGTTGCCGAACAAGAAGCAGCATACGACAGATTCTTTAAAGAAAAATCTAAAGTTATTGAAGATAAGGTTAAAGATGCTTATGAAAAAACCTTATTAAGTAGCGAAGAAAAAATCCGAAAAATGGGTGAAACCTTTGATGAGAAACTAGCACCTATTAGAGACCAAGTATCAACAACCGTTGAAAACTACAATAGACAATTTCAAGCTACAAACTTAGAAATAAGCAAGAACAGAGTTGAAGCTACTAAACAAATTCAAGCCTTATCTGATAGAGTAAACAACATTCAAGATATTTCTAACAATGAAACAGTTAGAGAACTTAGAGGACTAGTTAACGGTGCTACTAGTAAGGTTACAGAACTTGAAACTAGCATTACTAGAGAATTTACTGACGTTAAAAAGAAAAATGAAGATAGTTTAAATGCAGTTAAAGCTGAATTTACTAAAGGTGTAGATGGACTAACAAGCAAGATTAGTTCTTTAGAAGAATACAAAAATCAAGATGAAAGTAGAACTGAAAACTTGAAACAATGGATTCAAAACGATACTGCTAGTCAATTAAGCCGTGAAAGAACTGAAATTAATAGAATAATTGATAATAAAGGTTTTGTTAAGAACACAGAATTTAGTAGCAAGTTTACAGAGAGTGCCAGAGAGATAACCAACCAATTAACAGCGTTAGAAAACTACAAGAATCAAGACGGAGTAAGAACAGCTAATTTACAAATTTGGGTTCAAAATAACACAGCTAATCAACTAGCTACAGAAAGACGTAGTATTGAACGTTGGGTAAACAACAAAAGATATATAACTACGTCTGTTGTTGAAAATAAAGTGCAAGAAACAGCTAATAGTTTCAGTCGTGAGATTAGTAATGTAAGGGAAAGTATCCCAACTAGTGTAGGTGGAAGAAATTATATACTTAATTCTAACTTTGCTAAAGATTTAGAAAGCTGGGAAATGGCTAGATTAAATAATAGTGGTTTAAATTGGCAAAAAGGACACGCAATAACTAATTTTGGAAGAGGATTGCATATTTGGGGTACACCTAACGGAGATTATAAAGGTTTAGGAACTATGTTTAACTTAACAGCAAAACAAGGTGAGAAATTAACCTTATCAATGGATTTAGGAAAAGATGCATTAAATAACAATGCTATTTTATTTATAGGTTTACATTATATCGTTGACAATAATATAGTTAACCAAGAATGGCAAACGCTAGACTTAGCAACTCAAAATTTTGAAGTTAGAAAATATAAACGAATTACAAAAACATTTACAATTGGCTCTGATATGAATCGATGTCGATTGATGATACACACTCAAAATAATAAACTTATCAATTTTTATATTGATAATATCAAATTAGAAAAAGGAAATATAGCTACCGACTGGACACCAGCCCCAGAAGATGTAGAACAAAGTGTCAATGAGTTAAGCACGTGGAAACAAACTGCTACAGAAACATTAAATACTGTTAGTAGTGGCTTAAATGATACTGTAAGACACTCACAACTGCGAGTAGGTGCTGATGGAATTAACTTTGGTTCAAATCAAGTTTTTGACGGAAGAAACCTTGCTAGTATGTTGTCAGTAAGTCCTGATAGTATTAAAGCAATAACTGATAGATTAGTAATCACACCAACTAATGAGAATTTAGTATTGCCTGAACATAGAGATATTTTTATTTTAAACGTTAGAAATGGTTTCTTAAATAAAATTTATGGGAGAAATGTTGATTTAGAAGGAGAATATCAATTTAAAGTTTCTATAATTGATTTTGATCCACCTACGCTTTATGCATCAATACATGTAAAATATAAAGATGGAACTGATAGTTGGTTTAATTCGGAATTTCCATCACCTAATTTAGAAACTTTAGAAACAAGCACTTCTGTAAAAGTGAAAGTGGAATCGATAAAAGAAATTGAATATATAGAACCTTTAATTTTTCAAAATAAATTTAGCGATTTTTATAGGTTTCATTTGAAAAAATTATTTGTAGGTAAAAAGAAAAGTGCGGAACTTATCGTAGATGGTTCAATCGAAGGAAGACACGTTAAAGCTAACACGCTTGAAACTGGACACCACAAAGCAAGAAGTATAACTTCAGAAATTATTGCTGCTAAGGCAGTAAAAGTTGGTCATTTACTTGTAGATGATGCAATGATAGATGAGTTTGTGGCACATAAAGCTTTCATTAATAAGCTTTGGGCACAAGATGCATTCATTAAAAATCTACAAACTGTGAATTTTGATTTCACTAGAGGAAGTGGGGATTATATCCAATCAACTAATGGAAATATGAAATGGGATTTAAATAATAACTCTATGATATTAAAATCTAACGCATCTATTGAGTTTAAAGAGAGTGGAAATGTTCTATTTAGACGTTACAATGGGCAAACAACATTTTTAAACTTTGTAAATGATATTACTTACACAGAATCAAGCGTTGTGTTAGGTGGAAACAGAAATAACACATTTGATCCAAATGCTGGAACGTTTGTTGGGATGAGGATTTTCCCAAAAACAGATAAAGTAAGTTTCCTAGCCGATAAGATAGTTATGAGCGGAGGAGTAGGAGAAAGCAATGGATTTTATATAGACGTATTGAAATCGAGAATTTCACCTGTTAATACAACGAGTGCAGATATTTATATAGGTTCAAAAAGTGGGGGGGTATTTTCTTTAAGGAAGGTTTTAGCCAATATTATATGGAATCTAGAATTATTGCATAATAATAAAGCAAATGAAAGTAGATATACTTATACCACATTCGATTATAAAGATATAGAATTATAAAAACTGGAGGAAATAACAAATGGATAATCAATTACAACCAATAGATTTAATCGCTCAAGAATTGAGCGAAAAAACTATACAACTAGCACATTATAAAGTTGCTTACAATGAACTAACTAAAGAATTGGAAGCTAAAGAAAAAGAGCTTAAAGCATTAAAAGAAACTAAAGTAGAAGAACATGAGGAGGCACAATAACATGACTTTAGAAATTTCAGTTAAACAACCTAACCCAACTGCTGGAGGATACAAAAGTGTAAACGTATATTTTAATATGAATACAGGTGGAATTTATTTTAATGGTAACGTTGAATTGCCAGGTAAATTTGCAACTGCTAATGATGCGGAAATCTTAGAAGAAATTAGAAAACAAATTGCCGTTCAAATGTACACAGGAGAAGCAACTCCAGCACTAGTTGCTGAATATGCTAACCTAAATAAACAAGTAGGAATTTTAACAGGGAATAAAGAAGACGTTACAGAACGTGAAAAAGCATTAACTAAGCTATTCGCTAAGGTGAATAAAGGTAATGACAAAGTACTAATGACGTTACTTTTAGATGTGTTAGACCCTAAGACTATCAAAACAAATAAAGATAAAATTATCAACGCATTTGATTCTTATGAAGTTAACACAGATTATTCAGTGGGAGATAAGTTTAAATTTGATGGCAAACTATACGAAGTTATCGCAGACCACACAAGCGTTGTTGAGTGGGTGCCAAGTGCTGAACCAACTAAGTATAAAGAAATTACTTTTGAACGAACTGAAAATAAAGAACAATTAGAGGATGATAACAACCGATACATCACTAAATTACAATTAGATGAAGCATTAACAAAAGTAGTGCAAACAATCATGGAACAATTATCACAAGATGAAGACGAAGGAGAAGAAGAACATGACAATAACGGAGAAAGTAGCAACACTGTATCACACAACGAGGGGGTTAATTAAGATGAAATTTAGTTTTAAACGTGCAAAATTTAAACAAGATGATTATTTAGTGCAAACACACATGAGAATGATTATTACAGAAGTTGAAACTTTAGAACAAGTGCCTAACTTTGGGAATTTACGTGAAATGGTTAGGTTAGCAGTTGAGGAGTTTAAGAAAAAAGAAGCTGAATTAAAAGCAATTGAGGAAGCAGCAAAAGAAGTTGTTGCTCCAGTAAGTGAAGCACCTAAAATGGAAGAAGCACCAAAAGAGGCAGTTACTCCAACAGTAACTGAAGCGCCAAAAACTACAGAAAGTACAGAGCACGCTGAATAGCGTGTTCATTTTTGGAGGTAGTCTAAATGGCGAACTATATTTTGCAATTTATATTGCAACTTTTTACTGTAGCTATTATTCCATTAGTTAAGATTTGGTTTGACAACAGCAACAAACAAATCACAAAACAATTTGAACAGTTAAGTGGCGAAGTAAAAAGCATTCAAGATAAAACGGAAAAGCAACTCGATAGAGTAAATATGGAAATAAAGAATACGCAAGATAAAGTCGATGAAGTAACTCAAATTGGACTTCAGAACAGAGATTCTAATAAAAGCATTATGTCGTATAGATTACATAATGAATTTAGTGAGGCAATAGATCGAGGATATACAACAAGCGAAGATTTATCAGAGTTAAGTGGTTTATACAAAAGCTACGAGAAAATCGGTGGTAATGGTAAGATAGAAACCTTATTTAACCGATTTAAAACATTACCAATACACAAATAGGAGGACTAAACAATGGAACAATTACAACCAATTTTAATTACAGGAATAGTATTTGCACTTAACTTACTAGGTAAGTTTTTAAAAGAGTGGAAACCATTTCCAACAGAACTTATCCCTCAAGTATTAGGAGTACTTGGGGGCTTAATCGGTTGGGCGGTATTTAAAGATACTAACGCAGTACTTTTAGGACTTGCCAGCGTTGGAACACACCAAGTTTATAAACAATCAAAAAATGAAGATACTACAGAAATTCAAAATGGAAAAAACAGCTAAATTTTCCATTTTTAACTAATATTTACTTTTCAAAATGGAAAAAACGATTAATTTTTCCGTTTTAAAATCTAATAACACGGAGGATAAAAAAGATGGTAGTATTTAGTGAAGCACTAAAATTTTTAAAAGACGGAATCAACCAACCGCATGACTTCGATGGAGTATATGGGGCGCAATGTGTTGATGAAGTCAACCGTTATTTATATAAATTCTGGAAAATCAAGTTACCAGGAAATGCGATTGATTTACTAGAGAGCGCCAAAAGGCAGGGGATGACGGTTATATATGACGCTCCAGGGGTTAACCCTAAGGCTGGAGATGTGTTCGTTATGAGTGTGCCAACACACCCTTACGGTCACACGGGAGTAGTTCTAGAAGATAGTGATGGTTACACAATTAAGACTGTAGAACAAAATATAGATGGCAATGCTGACGCATTAACAGTTGGTGGTCCAGCTCGATTAAACGAGCGTGATTTTACAGGTATAATCGGATGGATTAGACCAGAATTTGAAACTGAAAAGTCAAATGGTTCATATACTGAAGATACTACTTACCTAAGACAAACCCCACAAGTAGGGGTTGCACCTTATAGACAGGTTCACGCACACTCAACAGGGAACCCAACAAGTAAAGCTAGTGGTGAAGCAACTTATATGAGAAATAAAGATCTAAATAGTGGCTTCTATACTCACGTGGTTGGAAATGGTAAGGTTTATCAAACTGCATACGTAGGTCAAGGTGCATGGGACGTTGGCGGAGGTTGGAACAACGAAACATTCGCAGCAGTCGAACTTATAGAAAGCCATCAGACTTATGAAGAATTTAGAGCGGATTATGAAATCTATATTCAACTATTAAGAGATTTAGCAAATCAAGCTGGAATACCTATCACAGTTGATAGTGATAGTTTAGAGGGAATTAAAACGCACTATTATTGTACGAATAACCAACCTAACAACTTTTCAGACCACATCGACCCTTATCCTTATTTAGCAAAATGGGGAATTACTAAGGAGCAATTCAAGAAAGATGTTGAAACTGGAACGATTAGCAATAAACCAACAGTAGTTGAAATAAATGTATTAGACACAAATACGAACCTTGAAAACAGAGAACAACCTTATTACAGAGGTTACCTAAACACAGATTATTATGTAGAAACAGAACCTAACGCAAACAGCAAAGATAAAGAATTTCTACCGAAAGGTACTGAAGTTTATATTTATGAGAAGAAAAACGGCTGGAGTAGAATTGGTTCAAACTCTAGTAATCAATGGATAGAAGATGATTACGTAGTTAACTGTAACATCTTCTAAGTTACACAAACCCCACTAAATGTGGGGTTTTTTTATTTTTTTAAAAAAAACTATTTACAATATACACTTTAAAGTGTATAATATAAGTATAAAGAAAAAGAGAGGTAAACACAATGACAAAATATGATTTCTTAAAAGAGGCAATTACAAAAAACCACGCATTTATTAAAAAAGAGCAAGAGTTCTTATTAAAGAACTTTGATAAATTTAACGATTTTGTAAAAACTGACGCTGAAATAATATATGATTACTCAGATTTAAGTATTCAAGGATTAAGAGTATTAATAAATAATGGCTTAGAAGCTGACGCTATGAAATCAATGTACAATCTAAACGGATTTTTAAGAATGAATTTTGAAGCATTTTGCATAGCGATAGCAATGGGGGAAATCTAATATGTATAAAATAATTGAAGAGATCAAAGAATTATTAGATGATAAAACCTTAACAAGTTATAAAATTGGTAAAGATACTGGAATACCAGTACAACAAATAGACCGTTACAGAAAAACGGTGAAACTAGAAAACATAACATTAAAGAACGCTTTAAAACTGCATGAATATTACAAAAAAATAAAAAAATCTTAA